TTCGCCGACTAGCTTAGTGCAACCAAACAGGCGCACGCCTTCCTTTATGTACTCCGATAACGCGGCCTTATCTATCGCGGCCTTATCTATCGCGGCCTTATCTATCGCGGCCTTCATGCCGACACCTTCGTTGCCACCGCTTGAGCCTGTGCAGCTTGCTGACGTGCAACTTCTGCCGCCATAGCAGCTAGGCCGAATGCTTCGCCGCCTTTGGCAACATACGCGGCGACAGTGACGGGTTGCGCGTCACGAGCCTTTTGTTCATCGGCCTCTTTAGCTTTCGCCTGCCCTTCAGGCGTCGCCGCTTTCGCCGCTTTCACTGCCGTTTCAAGTGCATTGCGGGCCATACCCTTTGTGCTAACGCCATGTTCGAGCGCACCTTTAAGCACAGCTTGGATGCGACGAAATGTGCTATCGCCGGGCGCTTTCGTAATAGGGGAACCAAGAGGAATCTTGCCCGCTACCACCATGTTATCCCGGTGCGTATCACGCATTGACAGGATATGAGCCTCAAGTTCATCGGCATTGGTAAAGCATTTTTCCGTCATGGTTCGCAATGCTGTCCACGTTTCCTTTGATGCTGTAGTGGTGCGCACTTCAAGCAAGGCTTGCTTGCGCATAGATTGAAGCGCATCTTGTGTGAGGTTGTTCAAGGTGTCGCTGTTACTGGTAACAGGCTGCGCCGTAGCGCGGGCGGTTCCCGGTTGTCCCGATTCAACGGGTTCTTTGCGTGTGGTCATAGTGACCTCCTCTGTCCCCTGTATCAGGGGTTATATATGCCGCGTTCCGGCGGCGCAACCCGAATAATACAGATTTCGGACGGCCCGTGGGTGGCGACATCCACCCTTATCGCCAAAGACCCCCTGTAAACCCACACTTAAACTAAGGCCATACCCTTGACAATCCCCACCACCCTTGACAATCCCCACCATTTATGCTTCAGTGCGCAGTCATGGCCACCCCCTCCAAAAAAAATAATTCTGCCGTCAGGCCCATCGACAGGTGGGAAACCAGCTCAGGTATCACGGCCGCAACATTCAAAACCTGCGACCCGGACGTAGTCTCTATGCTCGCGGACATCGTTGAACAAGGCGGCCCAATCTCCACAGCCCTTGATGTGATCGGTGTAAGTGAGGCCACTTACCGCGACTGGGTGTCGAAAGCAGGCCAAGGCAAAGCGCCCTTCGTGCACGCCATAACTGTTTTGAAGAAGGCCCGTGCTTCGTATTTGTATAATCTTATTCTTGACCTCAACATGGCCGAAGGTAATAACTATCGTAAGTACATGGAATTACTGAGATTGCGTGATGCCATAAACTGGTCAGGCCAAGACGGTATCGACACTTCTGATCTATCATTTGACGAAGCGTACCTGTAGTGAGCAGTTGCATCAGTAAAGTTTTATGTTACTATTCTTCCACATCCTATGCCGATGAGGCGGGGCTTGATCTCCCCGCCGAGCATAGGATTACACTAAGGCATAGGAGAAACGCCATGTATGATTTCCATTTAATACCAGCAGGCCCTAAATCAATAGGGCACAGAAAACCTGTGTTCGGCATAGGTATCAATGACGCTGATTATGTTGTTTGTCCAACCGTTAACGGTAAACAGCAATGGTGTAGGTTCTACACCGTATGGCATAGCATGATAAGGCGATGCTATTCGCCAATAGCACAGCGAAGAAACCCCACGTATATAGGCTGTACTGTATGTGATGAATGGTTGCGCTTCAGTGCGTTCAAAAAATGGATGGAAAAGCAAGCTTGGCGAGGCAATCAACTGGACAAGGACATTATCATACCCGGCAACAAGATTTATTCCCCGGACACGTGTTGCTTTGTGTCCGGAGCAACCAACACGTTGTTATTAGATAGTGCAGGTAGCCGTGGGAAGTACCCCCTTGGAGTCTCCCTGTTACAGAGCACGGGCAGATTCATGGCTTACTGTAGCCATAACAAGAAACTAGAGCATATAGGTTACTTCGCAACGCCAGAGGAGGCCAGCGCAGCCTACCGAAAAAGGAAAGCCGAGGTACTATACGAGGCGGCCATGGCACAAGGGGACAAGCGTGTACGTAGAGGCCTGTTGGCGAGATGTAAATTACTCGCTACGAACAAAATGTGAGCGGGTTCTGGCGGACTGCTGCACCTGTTATTAACGCAGAGGGCGCAGTTATAAAAGGTGGTATGTTCCCCACTCAACGTAAGTTCTGGGACTCCAAGCACTTCATAAAGTCATATATTGGTGGTTACGGGAGCGGCAAGAGTAGCATCTTATGTAAACGAGTTATCGCCTCCGCCCTACATAATGCCCCCGTGCCCGTGATGCTGGTGTCACCAAGTTACAGGCAGGCCAAACGAACTATACTACCCACATTGATGTCTCTAATACATGGGCGAAACCTAAAGTATGAATACAACCGGTCTGATGCTATGATACAGATAAAGAACAATGGTAGGACAGGGCATATATGGATAGGGTCTGGTGACACACCCGACTCACTCAAAGGATCAAACTTAGCTGCGTGTTATTGCGACGAGGCTTTTATGCTGCCGTTTACCGTCATAGAAATATTGCTCTCCCGCATCCGTGACCCGAATGCACGTACACGTGAGCTCGGGTTAGCTGGGACTCCAGAGGGAGGCCTGTCTGGCTGGGCGTACGAAGTATTGAAAGGCGACCGAAAGGACGATTTCGACATGGGCATGTATACAGCCTCCACCCTTGAGAACAAAGCCCTGCCACCCGCGTTTGTGAAGACGCTGCTTTCTGCTTATGACGAGAAGACTGCCGCCGCCTACGTGCACGGTAAGATAATCAACATGAGTGTTGGCCTGATATACGGTTCGTTCGACCGGGATATTCACGTACAGAAATGTCAGCCCCCGGAAGACGTGCAGATATGCTGCGGTATAGACTTCAACTACGACCCTGCTTGTGCCGTATTATTCTGGGTAGATGACGACGGCTGTGCAAACTATTACGACGAGGTTTATGTGACCGGCGGCATGGATACGTTTGGGATGATGGATTTAATCTGGGAGAAGTCCGCGCACCGCGTTGATATGTTCTACCCCGACCCGAGCGGATGCCAACGTAAAACGTCTGCGCGTAAAGGTACAACCGATCTCACGATCATACAGAAGGCAGGCATTAAACTACGAGGCATAGACCACCCATTCGAGGTACGTGCTCGAAGACGCACGCCTGCCCGCAAGGACAGATACAACGCAACGAATAACGCGTTCCGGGAACGCAAGATAAAGATTGACCCAAGATGCAAGAACCTGATAAGGTGCTTGAGCCTTGAGACATACGAGACGTTCCAACAGCATGCCGGATACGACCATGAACTGGACGCCTTCTCGTACTATCAGGAGATGGTGAATCCCATCATAAACAAGGTCAAGACGATGCGGCAATGGTACGGGTAGAGGCAGGAGAATAAAATGGCATTGACAGTAAAGCAGGCGAAGGTGGCGCTATCCAAACACAAGGACGTGATTGGTGCCGAGGAATCCATTGAACTGTACCGGCGTAGTTACGTCGGGGGCAGCGAGTACCGGGACGGCGAATACCTTATTCGCCACTCCAAGGAAAACAAACGTGACTTTGAACGCCGGGTCAAAGAAGCCGTCTACACCAACTACTCCGCACCCATCGTAGACATAATGAACTCCTACCTGTTCCGTGAGCGACCGCAGCGCAGCTTCGGTGCCGGTGCGGACAGCAACCCATCCCTTACCGCCTTTATTGAAGACGCAGATTCACGCGGTCGTTCCTTCGCTTCCATGATGCGAGAGACAAGTCGGTGGTCAAGCACGCTGGGCCACATGGGTGTCGTGGTGGACAAGCCCATATCGGACGCCGCCATCACACGCGCCGACGAACTGAACATGGGTGTACGCCCGTACATGACCCTGTACTCCCCTGAGCACATCATCAACTGGGGGTTCGTACTTGATTACATGGGGCCGCCCGAGTTGCGCTTCCTTGTTCTACGCGAGCAGGAACTGGACGAAGACGTTAATGTGTTCCGTATCTGGTTCAAAGACTCATGGGAGATGTGGGCCGTAAAGGAAAAGACACAACACCAGATGAAGGACGCAGACCCGGAGCTTATTGCAGAAGGTGTTAATCCACTCGGCATGATTCCGTTCGTACTGGTACCCAACAAAGATTCTTTTGACGAGATGAGTGGCGTGTCCGACCTGACCGACATCGCCGAGATCAACAGGTACATATACCGGCTCGACAGTGCTGCCATGGAGATCATTGAGCGGACAGCTTTCCCTTTCCTTGAAGTTCCCATTGACCCGTTGACGGGCAACAACAACAAGGACGTCGTGGTGGGTACCGGCAATGTTCTGGAAAGAGACGTGGCAGACCCAACGGGTCACCGCTGGTTGGAACCCAGCCACTCAAGTCTTCAACGTATACTTGAGTGGCGCACTCAGGCCGTTGGTGACATAAAAGAGATAGCCAAGATGGGTACAGCTTCCAGCACCAGCAGGCAAGGCGCGGCTGCGTTCAGTGGCGCTGCTCTGGACATCAAGTTCCAGCAGCTTAATGCTGTACTTGCCGCCAAGGCTACGACCATGGAGCACGCCGAAGTAGCCATCATGAGCTTGGCAGCCAGATGGGAGAACGTGCCGTCCGATGTGTCCGTAAGGTACCCACGCAAGTTCGGTATTCGGGACGTATCTGCTGATCTGGATACAGCCATCCGCTCCAAGGAGATTATCCTCAGCCCTGCGTACGATAAACTTATCCAGAAATCCATCGCGTCCAGATCGCTCAGTGACCTCGGTTATTCACAGAAAGCCATCGAGCTGGTCGAGAAGGATATTGACGCACAGCCTTACGTCCCGGCCGCATCAAAACTTACTGCCACCGGCGGCATGAACGGTATCTCTGTAATCCAGACCAAAGAGCAGCAGCAGATTCAGCAGCTCGAGATGCAACGGTCATCCAACCCAACAGATAGCAAGGCATCCAACACCGGGGCTGCTAACTGATGGCACGAAACAACACAAGGTCAGTCTTCTCAGCGGTACTTAACGGCAACAGGGGGAACATAACGCTGCCTCCGGGCGAGAGGCCGGGGCAGGCGGGTGGTGCACTGTTCTCATTCTCTCAGCCAACGGCGCTGCTCAACACATCTCTGCGTAAACTGGAGGCTATACGCCTGTTCACTGAGAACTTGTCTGACAACTACGCACCCCTGCGTGAGATGGGTGCTCAGATAAAGGGCATCATTGTTAAGCGCACACTTCGCGGTAGGGACATTGAAGGCAATCAGTTCGCCCCTCTTAGCACAAAACGATCTGCACCCACGCCGATACGCTTGTTCACCTTCAAGAAGGACAGGCTTGGCAAAGACCGGTTTTTCCACGGCAAGCCGTTGATAGCCTCCGTGCAAACAAAGAAACCAAAGAACGGTGGGTCGTTCGCCTTACGCAAAGGATCATCCTATGCTGAGCGCAAAGCTGCCATGATAAAGCAGGCCCAGCATATATCCACGCACAACAAAAAGGGATTCCTTGGAGCCACGGCGGTCAAGCCCATCCCGACGGGATCGGTGGCCCCTCCCAAGGCCAACTTGTATCTATCCGGAAGCCTGCTAAGAAACATCCGTTCATGGGGTAGTGGCAAGAGAGGAAACCTCAAGATAACGGTCGGCGTGTCCAGAAACAAAGCCCTTGCCGCAGTGCTGCAAGGGGGCAGGAGTAACATGCCAGCCAGACCATTCATCGGTCTGAGCAACAACGAGCATAAACTGGTCACAGACAGATTCGTGCGTCAGTTCAAGACTGGCATAAGCAAAGAGATTCTGCGTACGCGCAGATTGTAGGAAGAAAATGATGGAGAGTGATATGGAAGACGAGAGAAAGAAACCTGTCCGAGTGGGCAGATATTGGTTGATGCCTGACGGGGGCTACGTCCCGTACATCGCAGGCGGTGCGGACGGTGATGGCGATGGAGCCGGTGACGGGGCGGGCGCGTCCGGTGATGCCGGCGACGGAACCGGTGGTTCAGCGGGCAGCTCTGGCGACGGCGCTGGTACTGGCGACGAAGACCGCTTGCGCAAAGACCTGCGGTCTACTCGAACTGAGGCCGCCAACTACCGCCGCAAACTGCGCGAGCTGGAAGACAAGATTGATGGTGTTGATCTTGACAAATACCAGCAGCTTGTTGATGCAGAGGCTGCGAACAAAGCGAAGTTGCTTGAGGACAAGGGCGACTACGATAAGCTCATGGAAGAACACAGGCGCCGAAGTGAAGTGCAGGTACAGAAGGCCACGGAGAGCATCAATACGTGGAAGGGCCGCTACGAGGGGCAAGTGGTGGATAACGTGCTTATGGCCGCTGCTAATGATGCAGTCGATCCAAATGAAGCTGTAACCCTTATTCGGTCACAGTATAAGTTCGGCGTAAACGACACAGGTGATGTGGAAATTATAGGGTTGGACGGCCAAGTCGTACTCGACGAGAACGGTACACCATCATCGCCGGACAAGGTAATGCAAGCATATCTAGCCTCCAAACCACATCTCTGCAAGCCACGAGGTGGCGGTAGCGGTAGTCGTGGAGGCGGTGCGCCGGGCAAGGCTCCAAGCAAAGGTTCAGAGCCATACAACACAGGTGCTGAACGTATAGCACATGCGTTGAGAGAGCGTATGAAGAAAGGTTGACCCGAGAACTTTACTTTACTGAGTTGATAGGGTAAAGTTCAGCGACATCCATTCAGATGAGGGACTGGTAGCTCCAGTCCCGTACTGAGGGGTGAACTATCTGAATGGAGCATGTAATGGAAGAATTCCCTGTAATCAAGGCAACAAAACAATCTCTTGCGCAACGTAAGTGCGTGTTCGGTGTAGGTATAAACGACGCTGCTTATTTAACTCAAGTGCGTACAGACGGTAGGCTTGTTGCTTGCCCCTTCTACCAGACTTGGTTGAATATGCTTAGGAGGTGCTATTCACCTGTGTCACATAAGCTGCACCCAACATACAAAGGTTGTAGCGTATGCACAGACTGGTTGCGTTTCAGCGTATTCCGTACATGGATGATGAAACAGCCTTGGGCCGGTAACCATTTAGATAAAGACCTCATACGACCGGGTAACAGGGTATACTGCCCAGCGATGTGCGCGTTTGTTTCGCGCCAGTTGAACATGCTGCTCACAGATCATCGTGCGGCAAAGGGGCGGTGGCCTGCTGGTGTGTGCTACCATAAGAAGGTAGGCCGGTTTCAAGCGCAGTGCAATTATAACGGTAACCACACGCACATCGGTTATTTCAATACACCAGAAGATGCCAGTACCGCGTATCAAAAAAGAAAGAAGGAGATAATACGCGAAGCGGCTATGCAGCAAGATGATCCACGTGTACGCGAAGGTCTATTATTGAGATGCATTTAATGCTTGACAAAGCACAAAACGCCTACAGTATACCAAATTAAATTATCCTACGTATAATAAGTAGGGCGCATAATTGCTGACGCCAGTTATGTTTAAGGGTCGGGAACCCAACGATAGTCACCAGCAGCGTTAAAGAGGCCCGGTTGTCTCCAGCGGTGGTAATAAATACCATTTAAGGAGAAAAACATGAGTTCTCAAACTCTGGCCGTAGCAGCCAATTACATTCAGGATGACCTCGTAGCTGGTGTCGCGCAGGACATCATAACCGTCAACCCAATTTACGCAGTTCTTCCCTTCACCTCATATACCGGACAGGCAGCAATCATCAACCGAGAACCGGGCAACATTGACTCAATCGTCGCAACCGCACTGGTTGGTCAGGATTTGGCCGCAGTTGGCACTGTTTACAAAACACCTACAACCGCCCCGGTTCAGTCCACCGTTCGAGCAACAAAATTATTGGGTGATGTAGAGCTCGATAATTTAGTGGCTGCGGAGAGTCAGTCCGCTGGCGTTGACCAAACCGCATTTGAAATCAGTTCCAAAGCCAAGGGCATCGCTCGTAAGTTCCAGATCGGTATGGCCTCCGGCACTGGCGCCGCGCCGGAAATGAACTCCCTCCATTCCTCTGTTGATCCTACTCAGTACACCACAGCAAGTGTTGGGCAGGCAATTTCGTTTGCACTGTTGGACGAAC